CCATCTACATAGTGCTCAGAGTTTATCTGGTCATCTGCAATCTTAGCACCTGTTACAGCATCAGCAGCAATTTTAGCAGTAGTAATTTGTGAATCTGCTATATGTGCTGTATCTATAGATCCATCAACATAATGTTCTGAATTAATAGAATCATCAGCTATATTGTCTCCATCTACTGCATCATTAGCTAATTTATCATGTGTTACATTAGCATTTACAATGTTATCTGTAACTACTGCATTGTCTGCAAGTTTTGCTGATGTTACAGCATCTGCTGCTAGTTTAGCTGTAGTTATATTTAAGTTTGCAATATGTTGTGTGTCTACAGACCCATCGACATAATGCTCCGAATCTATACTATCATCTGCTATCTTAGTGCCATCTATAGCATCATTAGCTATATCTCCTCTTACGATTGTACCAGCAACAATATGATCTGTAGTAACAAAGTTTGTGCTTGGTTGATCGCCTCTAAACAAGACACCTTCTGTTTCTAGTGCTTTGTTTCTACCATCTTGTGCTGTAAAATTAGACTCAGTAGATGAGTTATTAAGATCTGTAGCTCTTATTGTGCTACCGCTGGCAAATGTGGTGTATGTGCCAGACGCATCTCTAGTCCTACGTTCACAGAATACTACTGCACCTTGAGGTAGTGCAGAGTTAAAAGTAATTGTATTGTTATCAGTGGAAAGCGTGTAGTTATATAAAGTTGTACCTACAGAAACTGCAGGGAAGTATAATCCGTCTGTATTGTTCACCTGTGGGTGACTAGCCTGTGCAGTACTACCAGTAGATTGGCGTAACTGCAGCACTCTAGTACCACCCGACAGTGTAACATAAACATCTAGATCATCTTGGTTATTCAGTTGTATCCCGACAGGGCTAAATACAGTTGTTGTTGCATTAGACGTGGCAGGGAATAGTTTTTTAGTTGTAACTGCCATTGATAATCAATGTTAAATTCCGTGTTTTTGTAAATCCTTATAATTATATATACCTCTTTTAACTGCTGTTTCTTGTGCAATTCTATTTTGTACTTTTTCCCATAAATCAGGCATTGTAACCTGTATTCGTGCGAAAGCTCTTGCTCTAGCTTTTTGAAACTCTACTCTAATTTGGTGATAAAATAGTGTTTTTCTAACATCACCACCGTCTCGCCTTAAATTATTACCTTTTTCAAACGCCTCTACACCAGCTATCCATGATGGATTACCGACTATAGCTTCTAAATTACGTCTAAAGGTAACATCTTGAGACATCAACTTTTGTATCATAGATCTTTCTTTAGAAGTTAAAGGTACACCTTTGAATGTTGTTATTTCAGATGGTAAGTTATAGTTAATACGTAATAAAGCCTCTTTAACGGGGTCTTTATCTGCAAAAACTATAGCTACAGGACTAATTAAGTTGATTGCTCTTAGTAATGGGTTAGTAGGAGAAGCTACAAACGGTTTACCAGACCTATCTTTATTAAGTATATCGTAAGTTGGATGTAAACCTTTTTTAAATATTACATCTCTTCTAATTATTTCTTCAAAAAAGTTATTGGCTTCTACTTCGTTTGCTTGTATTGCATCACCTAAACCAGCCATTAAACCAGAATATGGTATTGCTCTTCTAAATAGACCGCCTAATACTCTTTGGGCTTTAACTCCAGACATCTGACTAGCACTAAACAGTGTTACTAAGTCATCTACACCTGCAAGCATGGACTTATCAACTAGAATTGAACCTGCCATGAATGTACCTTTTTGGAAAGCTTCATCCATAAAGTCCTCATCTAAGGCAGCCATGTTTGAACCTAGGTTAGCAAAGAAACCTATAATAGTATTCCAAGGTTCTAGTGTTCTATAAGACACATATACGTTAGATCCTGGGATTGTAAAGGAGTTTGGTTGTATACCTGCTTGTCTCCAAAGTTGTCTAGTCTCATTATCATAAGGTAAATCACCTGTAATGAAGCCTGTCATTGCCATTATAGTTGTTAAACCAGCTATACTATTACCTGCAGCTATACGTCCACTCATTAATGCCCTAGCTTGGTCTACATCTTGTGGTCTAATACCATATTGCTCTAATACTTTAGGTCTAGTTTTACTTACCTCCATAATATCATGGTATTTTTTGGTAAATTTCTCTAAACCTGTATGAGCCCAAGTAAGACGTAACGCATTATAACCAGTTCGGACAAAGGGGAAGAAGAATTGACCTATAGGTAATGATGACATTTGCTCTAAAACCTGCAAGTTTTTAGGTAAAGCAGTAGTTAAAGCTGCCTCATCACCTGCCAAAGAAGCTGCATTATCAGTAACTACGTATTGATTATACCTATCTTTAGTAAATATCTCATCTCTAAAAGTCTCTTCAATTTTTGTTGCCATTTTATTAATGTCAACTTGATTAAGGGGGGTTGTAGATGATTCAATAACTGATCTTGCAGCTCTATGCCTCATTTCCATACGACCAATTACAGTTCTAGCTAAAGCATCCCCAGCACCCATTATGTTAACACTATATCTAGCAATAGGAGAGGTATTAAAATTAACAATATTCGAGAGAATACCGTAAGACCTTTGTTCGTGTATGTTTCCATGTCGTCTTATGTGTGGCTCAAGTAATTTAAAGTTTTCTAAATCTTTCTCTAAACGAAACTTACCTGCATATGACATCGCTTTTCTATTTATACCTAGATCCCAGTTATGTCTCCATGCTTGTAAACCTTCTGCATAGGCAGCTCCTAAAGAGTTTATCATAGATGCAGCAATAAATGCTTCATTTTTATTACCTCTTACGGTAGCACCAAGTAATGCTTGGAAAGGACGCATTAATGCTACTAAGTTTGTACTAAAGACAGCTTTAGATGGAGTACGTAGGTTACTAAGTAACGAGTTGTAGTATACACTAGATAGTTCTGCACTAAGCCTTGGTTTAACCCTAGTACCATCCACCATCGTCCCTGTTAGTATTCTAAGAGGATTCAATGTTGTACGTGCCTGTAACCATTTGTGTATATGCTCTAATCTACTAACCACACCGTCTGATAACATGTGTAGTTCGTGTAGTTGATCTGCAACTTCTTCACCTTGTTTCTTCCGTATCTTCTTTAAATAAGCAAAGTAATTTTCATTTTCCTCTACTACATCATCATAACCAGCCTTAAGTCTTTTTTGCATTATTTCTTTCAAGCCAGTTTTAGCTTGATTCATAGCACCTAAAGTATTACCTGCAAAGTAACCTGCCTTTTTTTGCTCTAACATGAGAACTTTCATCATGTCATAGATTTGGTCAGCTTGTCTAAACTTATTCATACCCTTAGGTAAATCAATAGCACCTGTAGCAATAGCTCTTATTTGTTGTGCCAAAGTAGATACAAGTAATTGAGTTGCAGCTCTAGTTATAGGACTAATAGTAATAACTTCTTCACCAGATATTGCATAAATGTTATAATCACCTTTTTTACCTTCAAGGTAATTTTTCATAGTTCTAACTATATCATCTCCACCTTCTGCTAAAGTTGCATGTAACTCAGATGTTTGTTCTAATACTAAGTTTCTTATTTCTGCATTGGTGTATTTTATAGGAAAATCTTTATTACCTAAAGATGTTTGTCCTTTAAATATACTTTCAGATAATTCATCGGCTACTTCTTTTATAACTTTAAATAAATTTTCGTCACCTAATGCTAGACCTCTTATAGTAGTAGACTTAAATATTGGTGTAGGTGAAGCTCCTGTTAAACCACGTTTACTCATAGCTATACTTTCAGCTACGTTTTGGTTTACATTGTTTTTAACATTATCACTACCTGGACGTAGATCAGCTTTTTGTGCATCAGAGAATTGTGCGGGGTCAACAAAAGGATCTGGTTTTCTAATAATAGCGTTAGCTTTTTGTTTTAAACTTTGCCCTATATCTGCTATCCAAGGATCCCCAGCTGATGCTCCTATACGTTCTGCTGTTTCATTTAAGTCTGCAATCGCTAGTTGACGCTGTATATCAACAGCATAATTTTCTGGGTCAAAATTAGGGTACCTACGTTTTAAAATAGCTAACATTTCAGGACTAGGATCTGCACCATCTAATAAGTCTTGAAACTCATCAATGTCCCACATGTCAAGGTGTTCAGCATTATACTCTACTCTGTTATTTCTATTAGCAATACCTAATCCTTTACTTCTGTTATATGCTTCAAGGTTACTAAAATTTTTGTCATCTAATTTAAACTCAGCATCTAAATCTTTTTGTATGTTTTCGTTTGCTTTAAAATTAGCTTCTTCAACAGACATACCGCCTTTAACGTCTTTAAAAGCTCTATATCCATTTTTAATAACACTTGCTAAGAAATGACCTGCTATGTTCATACCAGAACCAGCAGTAACACTTTTAATTCTAGCTATCCATGCTGTGTCCTTTTCTGGATCTACTGCAAGAGCTTCTGAAAAAGGTATCCAAGGTGCATACTCATTAACTAAGTTTGCTATGTTACCCATCTCAGAACTACTTGATATTAAATCTGCTATAGCACCCTCAGACGCTATCTTTGCACCCTTAGGTACAAATGAGATCATCTTAGCTCCTTTCTGTCCAAACCCTGCTAATCTAGCCTTGTTATATAATTTTTGGCTCATTGGTATTGCCTTAGCACCTACCTGTCCTAGTTTAAGAACACCACCTACTTTAGCAGTAGCTACTGATAATAAACCAAATTCTACAAGACCTCGTGTAAGTTGACCTAGTCCTGATTGGTTTTCTGGTACTATGTCATCTGGTATATCCCACCAAGCACCTGCTTGATAATCTGGACTAAAAGGATTTTGTGTTTCGTCAGATCTACCAAATAATTTATTTACACCTGTTTTTAATGTATCACCAACTAAATCTCCAAAACTACCTACACTATCAACAGCATCTGCAGCACCACCTACTAAGGCAGTACCAGTTTCTTGTAGTAATTGTAGTGGGTTATCTGGTAAAAACCCTTGAGCTTTTGCAGCATTTCCTTGTGCTTCCTCTAATTTTTGTTGAGTAAGTTGTGATTTAGGTTGGATTTCTTGTGTTATACTACTAAACTTTTTTTCATCTACTAACTCGTCATGAAGGCTGTCATCATAATTAGACAGTTCTGACAATAGTTCATTTTCATTCATTTTCTGCTACCTGTAAATTAAAGAACTCTGGTTTTAATAATAATTCTTTTCTAACAAAATCAGACCAAGCATCCATAATTTCTTTTCTACCTATTAATGTGGCACTAAATGACAAAGATCTAGGAGAAATTTTATACTTAGTTTGTTCTATAAATTTCTTGGATGTATTATCTAAAAACTCTATATAACTTTTTCTACCACCTAATGCTTCCATAACAGCATACCAAGCAAAATGGGAATCTGTATCTGCAGGAAGTAGAGATCTACCCATACCAAATTTAATATTTGCAAAACCTGGATCTGTTAGTAAATCAATTACATCTTTTTGAGCATTTAACTGCGTCATCTTAGCGTTCCACGTTCTCCACTGTGGGTTTATTTTGTTAGTGTTACCATCAATATATTGTTCTGGTTTAATAGCCAGATGTTCATTTATTTTAGATTCAATAACAGCTGGAGTTACTGTTGGATTTTCAATACTAACTCCATCCATATTAGTAATTTTAACTTGACCATCCAAACCTCTTTCAAATGCACTATAAAGTTGTGACTCATCACTTAAACTAAAGCCTGTATAATATGTAACTAAAGATTCATTCATTAAGTTTTTGTACTTAATACTACCATAATCAGTTTTCATATCACCGCCTTTTAAACCAATAGCAACCATTTGTATCATAACAAGTTTGTCGTTTGTATACTTAGCAGCTTCTTTTAAAAGATTATTAAGATGAATTTTTAACACTTTATCTTGAGCACCATCCACATTATTATCAAAATCTTCACGAGTAATGTTTACATTTTCACTGCCTAATATTTCTGCAAGAGTACCATCATCTAAATTATTTATACCAAAACCTAAACCCTTCATAGAGTTCATTAGACTAAAATTATCAACCTTACCTAACATGTCAAAACCTCTAGTGTTATCATGTGCATAAGGACTAGCTAAAGCAGTTCTAATTTCTATATCTGAGTTTTTAATCTGCTCAATAAGTATTTGAGTTTCTTTTGGTAATGTAGTTAAATCAATACCCTCATAGCCTGGGATGTATTGTTTACGTAACATCTCACCTAATGTAAAAACATCTCTTTTTAAAGGGTCTAGTAATGCTAGTTTTACTAAGAAACCACTTTCACTTGACCAAATACCATCTTCAGTTGTTTTAAATTGTAAAATTTCTTGTAAACGATTTTCAGGAATATGAGCTAAAAGATCACCATTTTCAAACAATTTTGCTCCATCTTGAGATGCAAAAATTTTTTTCTCTGCCTCAACTAAATCAGTAAGATTTATAACCTCTTTTATTTGAATATTTGATATATCGTATGGTAGATTATCATAACCAAAAATAGGGTTTTTAAACTTACTTTCCATACCAGCACCACCTATAGTTAAAGCAAATGGATTTTGCTCAACTTTTAATTGAGGGTCACCAGCATTTTGTATCTGAGCAAGAACTGATTTTGTAGCTAACTCAAAATAGTATTGATCTGCGTCAACACCATCTGGTGGTTGAGGTACACTTGGGTCAGCCTTTAACGCTCTTGCTATATCCCAAACATATTTATCGTTTGCAAAATCAATAGCATTAGCTAACTCTGTTGATTTAACACTTAAGCTGTCACCTGATGTAGTAGCACCAGAATAAATTTGAGTAAGTTCATTTTTACTGTTAGTAGCAAATTCTGTAACTATGTTTTTTCCATCATCAGTTTCAAACCATAATAAACCATCAGCTTTCTTACCTTCATATTTGTCTTGTAATTCTGTTGGTAACCTTACAAAAGTAGCTTCTGTTATTACACCATATCTTGCTATTTCTTCTTTTGCTAAAAGTTCACCATTAGTTACAGTAAGAATTGTTTTTTCAAAAGTTTTAGCTGTTGCAATTAATTGCATACCATTATCAACTTTCAAACCCAAAGTCCCTTCTAAGTTAGTTAACTCTTGCATATATTGAGATTGAGAAATCTCATTATGATTTAGTTGATATTTTAAAGTATTTATAGTAGACTTTAATATAGCTTTCTGTTTTACATTTTCTTTTTCTCTATTTTGTTCTATCTTATATGCAATATCTATCATTATTTGATCTTTGTCAAACGCACCACCAAAGACATCAGAATCTAAAATGCCAGAACCAATACCTGGAACTGTAAATTCTGTGCCTCTAAATAATTTTTCTGCTATTTGTTCTCTTAACTGTTCATCATCAATAGTAGCTAAAGCATCAATAATAACTTCTTTTATTTCTTCTCTATTAGTAAGACCAGCAGCAGCTGTAACACCTTTGCTAATTTGTAATGCTCTACCGTTTGTAAATCCATCTTGGATACTTGCTTCTATAAGACCAAACTGTGCATCATCAGATCCATCAAAATTAGTAATAGAATTATGAATATCTATATGTTTCTTTTCTAAAGCATCTGCAGCATTAGTTTTAACTTCTTGATCTAACTGTAAACTTCTCCATCTACTAAGTTGTTCAACAAGACTTTTAGATAATACTTGATTTACAACTAAATTACTTAAGGTAGTAGTATTAACTTTTTCAATATAGTCTACTAATAATTTATCTTCAACTTGTTTACGTTCTGTACTTGTTGTTAAGGTATTATAATCTTTAACTTGGATTTCTTTCTGTTCACCATTATCAAGAGTAATTGTTACTGTTTCTTTACTGGTAGTAATTTCTGTTTGAAACCAAGGCATAAAACCTTTAGCACCTTCTTGTAAAGTTGCTTTTTGATAACCATAGGCAAAGTTTGTACCAAATTTTTTAGCATTTTCTAATCTAAAACGCTCCTCTAGTGACATAGTGAGGTTGGTTTTTTCTACCTCTGATAATGCTCTACCTTTCTCTAGTTCTAATTCTTTTAATCTTGTTTCTATTTCAGCAAGTTGTTTAGCATCTAATGCTGTTTTAGCTAGTGCTTCTTCATCACCACCTAAAGCGTCTCTATGATTATCAAGACCTTCTTGCCGTTTTCTCTTAATATATTCTACACCTAATGTTTTAGCACCTACATCTAAAGCAGTTGTAAGAGCTTTACTAAATTTTGCTAAATTTTCTAGTTCGTACTTATCAGCTTTAGCTTCAAGATCTGATAAGCGTGTCATTTCAGTAACTTGGTTGGTAGCTTGCTGACCGAACTCTTTTACAGTTTCTTTCCGTTGAGTATCCAAAACCTTAGCTTTGTTAATCTGATCTACTACATCAGTTTTATCAACGGTTCTATTTTTGTAACCTGTAAAAGTCGTACTTCTTTTGTATGACATAATTAATTATCCGAGGGCTGTTTTTACACCTGACCACGTATTTACACCTGCAGAGAATCCGCTAAGTAATGGGGTAAGCATAGATGGTTTAGGAGGTGCTTTCTGTTTAGTTGGTCTCATTGTTTTGAATGATGCGATAGGAGCAGCAACTGCTGTTGTTGTTAAGTTGTTAACTGCTGACATATCAGAATTATATTGGTCAAGGTTTACACCAAATTGTTTTATACCAAAAGCTTTAGTAGCATCAAATACAGACGCATCTAATTGAGCTTGTTTCATACCAAACTCACGGTCTACATCATCTAATGATAACATCATAGATTGACCAGCTTGCTGTCCACTAGCTAATACAGTACCTTGAGATCTAATAGCTTTGGCTAAATTTTCTTGACTAGCAAACATTGCCTCTGTGACCTTTTCACGCAACTCTTGTTGTGCAGATTCACTTGCTCTATTTGCTTCTATTTGATTTATTTCTTTTTGTTGAAATAAGGATGTTCTTGCTGCAGCGTCAGCTTGTAACTGAGCTGTAAATACATCACCTTTACGTTGGTCGTTAAATGCCGAAATAGTTATATCATTAATATATTTCTGCCGTGCTATAGCATTAGAACGATTAACAGCATCAACTTGTGCTCGATGTGCTCTGTTCTGTTCTGCAACACCAGTAACGAATGTACCAACTCCAGATGCGATACCTAATACGATTGGGTCACACATGGTTTTATAAATTGTATAAGAGGGACATTATTATAGACATGATAGTTAACAAAAGTAAAACCTAAAATTTTAAGTAATCTTATATGAGCTTCATTCCGCATATCTGCTTGGTTGCATAAATAAGGATTGAGTAAACTATTTACCCAGCGTTTTGCTTCTTTCACAAATGTATGTGGATACTCTGTACTAGCATCAGTACATAACATCCATATAATATTTTGTGGAGTTACTCCTGCCACTCCAGCAGCCTTGCCGTTGGGAACCTTAAAAAATACAGTAAATGTTGAATTAAAATAAGACTCTAAAATTGCAGCTTCAGCACATAAACCTGAAGTTTCTTCTGTCTCACGCCTATCTTCATAGCGTAAGTTCAGACCCACACTTAGAGCTAACTCTGGAGTGCAGGTCTGGATATACTTACCTTCGTACATGTCGTTTTGGATTATAGTTGCCATCCCAGCTTCCTGAGATTATGGCGGTAGAAAATGGATCTGGTACTTGTATTTGTAATGTATATTTTTCGTTCTTTCGTTGTATAGGTACTCTAACTCTACGTGCTAAATCTGCGGGTGGTTTATCAAATACACTTGAGTTGGCAAACATGCCAGACTCATACTGAACATAATCATCTATATCTTTAGTAACATTACCACTAGCATCTACATATTGAAATGGTGATGTAAGATGAAACTCCATAGGGCCACCTACACCTAGTTCAAAATTTATACCAGATATACGTAGCTCACCCTCTGTATCGTAAGCATTATTACCCACATTAAAATAATATGTAGGTAGTTCAATAGTACTTGTGTATTTATAACCTACAGCTATTTTTGCTGCACTATGTAGATTAATATTATTAAACGTAACTGTACCATGTGTAACACCAGAAACTACTACACTGCCTACAGCATCAGCTGTTCTTACAGTACCAGCAATAGAGTCACCAGCACTGTCATTTCCAGACAAACCTACCATAACTAAATCAGTAGTATTTGCAGGTACATATGGTATGCGTAGTACAGTTTTTTCTGGAGTTGTAGTTGTTTGAGCTGACCCAGCTACATTTGTAGCTATAGTCATATTATCTAAATGTGCCTCAAACCATCTTGCAGTATGTAATGGTGATCCTACATTAGCTGCCGTACCACCTAATACATATGTTCTATTAGCGTTAGCATCAGCAACGTATTCATGTTTACATAGTTTATATGTATTATCATGAAAAGTAACAGTAAAGAAACTACCACCTGTATATAACATGTGCTGCATACTACCTGTTAATGTCCAACTATACCATGCTGATTGTTCTCGTTTGTCTCCAGCATTATAGTACTTATAATGGTATACTGTAGTATCACCTTTCTTACCATAGGTTGTTATACCTATAGCTGCAGAGTTAGTAGATTTAGTTATATCTTTTGGTAAAAACTCTGGAACAACTCGTGTTTGTTCTAGGATATTAGGAGGTGTTGAATCATCAAGTATAGTTGCTTCAAATGCTCTAGCATATGCAGATACATTAGATGTAAATAGTACAGACGTACCAAGATCTACAGGTTGTATAGTTTGGTCACATTCATAACTAGATATTTTTTTAAGTCTAGCTGTTTTAGGACTAAATATATCAGACTCTGTAAATAATAAAAACTGTCCATTATCACTAAACATTAACATACCTTTTTGTATAGGTAAAACATGATTAATAAATGCAGGTTTTATATCAGATACTGTTATATCTACAGGGTTATCGTCACTAAAAGAAATAGCAGATACTATAAAGAAATCAAAATACTGCCCAGGCTTACTCATTACAACTTGTTCTCCAGAGATTATACCTAATCTGTTTCTATGGAAGAACATTTCTTGTATAGTACCACCTTTAAATGTAGGGAATGGGTTTGATGTGTCATCTCCTGCTTCTCTATTTTTCCAGTAATTTTGATTACCTTGTGCATTAGCTGTAGTTAGATCTAACTTTACAAAAGTAAATGTACCATTACGGTTGTTTATCAAAGCATGTGGCATTGTTGCGGGGTTTAATCCTAACACCATAGGGTCACTATTAGATGAAAAGTTGTGAGGTCGTACACACTCTTCCCAGCTACCAACTCCTGATACACCGTTATCTGCTTCAAATTTTACATAGTAATCGTCTGTGTCTAAATCAGCAGCATTAGATATTTGAGCTACATAGCCTTGTTTACACATAGCTGGTAACCTAGAAATATCTTGAGCTTTCTGACCTATCACACTCATGTTTTCATTGACAGCACCACCAAGAAAGTTTACACTATCTGCAGCAGATCCGTGCATAAATAAACCACTACCTATTACTTCAGATGTTACGTTAGCTAAATTACTATTAACAGAACTTTTTAAACCGTTAAGAATAGTAGCCATACTAAGAGTACCATTATCTGGATTCTTAGCTGATTTAAAATAACCTATGTTAGCTACATCTTGATAGGTTGTTACTGGTTCTACAGCTTCTACTGATACACGGTACTTAACACCTTCAATAGTGACATCAATAAATAGACTTTCTGCAGTTGTTTTGTTAGTTGATTTAATTATACCACCGTCTTGTAAACTTACAGTAGCTGTATATCTAACATCATAGTTCTGTGTGTATCCTAGAAAGTCAGACCCATCAAAGTTTTCTATGTTATTAGCAATATAACTTTGACCATTTACCTGTAAACTACCTTCAATATTTTCTGTAATATTTGAACCACCAACTTGAGCACCTGTAGTATTTACAGCAGATCCTCCAGAAAATGACCAAGTCAAAGTACCAGACTTAGCTTGGTTTTCATTTCCGCTATTCCATGTAGCTCCAGATCCTATAACGGCTGTAGCTGCTGCACCTCCACTTCCAGAGAAAGCAACTGTAGGAGCAGATGTATAACCGCTTCCAGCATCAACCACTTCGACTCGTACTACTTTACCATCTTCAACTATTGCTTTAGCAGAAGCATTACTAGAACCTCCACCCGATAAAGTTACTGTTGGTGGTGATGAAGTCGAGTATCCAGAACCTTGGTTTGTTACTTCTATATCACTTACAACTTCCCTAACATCTACTTTTACAGAAGTAACCCTAAAGTAATTGTTGGGTGTGGGAGCTGTACCGCTATATAAAATATATTCAGTATTATAAGCAACAGTATCGAGCCTAGCATATGAATACTCTCCGCTGTGTATGGGTGTAAATGTATTACCTGTAGTAGTTACAGTTGTATTTGGGTTAGCTATAATTGTATAGTCTTGGATTGTTGTCACCGCATATGGTGATGTAGCTCCAGCTAAATAGCTAAACAAAGAATCTCCACTAGAATTTGTTAGAGATTTTTCAGTACCATCAGCTAAATCCCATACTCTAATTGGCATAGAACCGCTGTTACTAGGTGTAATCTGTATTATATATTTTTCATCTCCATCTCTTAATATCTCATACCAATGACCAGATGTGTTAGCATTGGTGAGAGTTCCTATAAACTCTGCGGGAGGACGTTTTCTGAGACCAAATGTTATATCTGGAACGGCATTATCACATACCCTTAACTGTCCTGGAAATTTTATTTTATCTGGCTGTTGTGATACACCCCCTAGAAAGTTTGGGATACGTTGATTAATTTGTGCCATTACATTCTTCTTAGTACTTTAAATGGTCTGTATACTGTGTTAGCATCTTGTTGATATTGGAAATCATTAAATATATTATGATCTGCTTGCTTACACTCATACTCTAGTGCTAAAGCCCTTAGATTAGCCTCATCTGTCTCCAATAGCCTAGCTGACTGAGGATTGTTTACCATACGGTTAGAGGCGATTCTAGAGGCTCTAGCGGTCATGTAATCTTTAAATGGTTGTGGCAGATCTTCAAAGTCTACCATCCATATCATATCAAAATATAATTTCTCACAATTTTCAAAATTAAATGTATGACCTTTCTTGTCATATATTTTCTTAACACCGTTATCACTACGGATGATTATATTAAAATCTTTTCCATGTTGATATATATTAAGATCCATTTGTAAAACGTTATTAGGAACTTGGATCTGGTTGTTAGTATCGGTGTTTATAGGATACTCATTCTCTGTGTTGTATGACCATCCCTCAGCTTGTACCTCACGGCAGACTTGCCTTAGAGTCTTTTGTGCGATAGCCACTTCGGGGCTTTGCACTGTTAATGTATTAACTGGGGTTTCTCCAACGCTCATCAGGATTGAGTTTACAGCATCTAGTTCGGTAGACACTCCGTAAGGTATTATTGCCATAATAAAAAAGGGGGGAAAGAATCCCCCATAAGATGTATAAATTAGTTGAAAGCTGCTGGCTTTGTAGTTGTTCCTGCGAACAATTCTACACAAGCTGCTGGGTTCACATAATCTGCTCCCATAGCTAGTCGTCCTAGGATGACATCGCCTTGGTAAACAACAGAAACATCACCAGAAGTTACTTGAACCTGTGGCCCTATTGTTTCTACTACACCTGCAGCTTCTCTTTGGAAGATTAGCCCGCATGTGTTTGCAAAGTTAGAGGCAGCACCGTAGTTCTGACGAGCTCCGTAGTTGTTACCTGTAACTGCTGTAGCTGTTTCGATACCTTCAGATACGAATGAACCTGTATTTCCAGGATCTACTGTATCAAGGTCAGTAGCAGCTGAAGCACCACTAGCAGGTGCATACTTTGTACCATACTTAGAGAAGAATGGAGCGTTCATTGACTTGTAGATTCTAATACCTGCAATTTCAATTACACCATTTCCGCTTTGTAAAGATGTACCTTGTACGTCTCTGTTAATTAGTCCGTTAGAACCTGCACCTTGGATAAGTGCATAGTACTGACGAGGGTTAAGTACGGCAACCCGACCATCATCACTGACTCCTTTTTCGTCAAGTGCTGCTGCTGCGTCATAAAACGCATTAACGAGTAGCTGATCGTCAAGAGCATCGTCTGCATTAGAACCTGCTCCAACTCTGATCTGTGTACCACCAGGCTCAACAAAGTTGCTGAGTGCTACTGGAGATGCCTGTCTAGCACCTTTAGCAATAGCTCTGAAGATTAATCTATCATACTTTTGAGCAAGAGCATATCCAATTTTCTTGGAAATTTCGCCCCTCAACTCATAGTGTGCTAGTGTTTCATCTAGCTCATATACAAAAGCCGAGCTGATTAATAGGTCATCGACTGTAATTGTTTTTTCTGCTACAGGTGGAGTTTTGTCAGAGTTTCCTAATATACTGTTTCCTGGAGTGTGGTATTCCGCACTTGTACGTCCAGTATAAATGAACTGTAAACTCTTACCGTTTGTAAGTGTACGCTTCATTACGAGATCTCTTGCGATTGTCTCTCTTTGGAAGCCAGTAAACATCTCACCTGAGAACAGCTTTAAATACAAATCTCTGTTATTTGTAGCGTTTGTCGCTGTGTTTATTCTACCCAGAAAGGTCTGTGACGCTTGATGGGCTGTTGACTGTTGTGCCATTATTTTGTAAGGTTATATGTATCGTCTCTAGATCTAGAATTGTAGGATTCTTATTTGTATCAGCTAAGACCCAAGCTGTTTGTGGTCTATCCCACCGTCATGACGGCATGAGGTATCCTCCGTAGAGGGCAAATGCCAATTAAGAAGAGATCCGACTCTGAGGTGTCTCTTCTCCTGTATAAGTTAGAATGGGTTTCCACTCTAGATATAAAAAAAGGGAGGCAAATAATGCCACCCCTATTAAATTTAGCTTCACTTAACTATTTTTGTGTAAGCAATGCCACGATATACGAATGTTACTTTCATGGTAATCTCCATATACCTAATCCCCGTTCCATGATTAGGTTTCATGCGTCCTAGAAAGGATGAACGGACGTGACATTATGCGAGTGTTGGTGCTGAAATTACCTCTCCAGCGAGGTCTAGTGGGAAGTTATGTGCGTTACGCTCGTGCATTACTTCAAATCCTAGGTTCTGTCTGTTAACAATGTCAGCCCATGTGGGGATAACTTTACCATTACTGTCAACTACTGACTGGTTAAAGTTAAAACCATTAAGGTTGAAAGCCATTGTGCAGATTCCCATAGAGGTGAGCCATATGCCAACCACGGGGAAAGTACCAAGAAAGAAATGTAGAGAACGAGAATTATTGAAAGAAGCATATTGAAATATAAGTCTACCAAAGTAACCGTGTGCAGCTACGATGTTATAAGTCTCTTCGTCTTGACCAAACTTATAACCGTAGTTTTGAGATACTTCCTCTGTTGTTTCTTTAAGAATAGATGAAGTAACCAAACTTCCGTGCATAGCAGCGAAAAGAGCTCCACCGAATACCCCAGCAACACCGAGCATATGGAACGGGTGCATAAGGATATTGTGTTCTGCTTGGAATACAAACATGAAGTTAAAAGTACCAGAGATACCAAGAGGCATACCATCACTAAAACTTCCTTGACCGAAAGGGTAGACTAAGAATACTGCAAGTGCAGCTGAAACTGGAGCTGAGTAAGCTACGCAGATCCAAGGTCTCATTCCTAATCTATAACTAAGTTCCCATTGTCGTCCCATGTAAGACAATGCACCGATAAGGAAGTGGAATATGATAAGCTGGTATGGCCCTCCGTTATAGAGCCATTCATCCATTGTTGCTGCTTCCCAGATGGGATAGAAATGTAGTCCGATTGCGTTTGAGGAGGGAACGATTGCTCCTGATATAATGTTGTTTCCATAGAGTAGAGAGCCAGATACTGGTTCACGTATGCCATCTATGTCCACAGGAGGTGCAGCAATAAAGGCGAGTATAAAACATGTTGTAGCAGTTAATAAGCAAGGTATCATTAGCACACCAAACCACCCCAAGTAGAGGCGGTTATCTGTGCTTGTTACCCACTTACAAAAATTCTGCCAATTAGTATTTGGTCTAGATAATGTAATTGCAGCCATTTACCAAATTCCAGGTATAATGTTACCAGTAAAGATGTAAGATCCTATAGCAGCGACAAAGCCTATCATAGCTAGTCTACCATTAGTCTCTTCTGCAACGTGCCATTGATCGTTGTTGTGGTTATGATCCATAATAATTGGTTGTGTTTCGTTGGGAAAAATGTTGTTCATTTTTTCTTTTTGTAAGGTTTTGCTGTTTTCGCTGAACGTTTAAAGTTAGCTGCGGTGGGAGCACCCTTAGAACCCACCTTTCTCATCTTCTCGCCAGAGCCAGCAGCGATACGCTTACGCTTGGCGTGAATGTTTGCATATAATCCTCGTTTAGCCATTTGGTATACTCTCAACAAGTTGCAGAGGTGACATATTATTATCAATTAACTCTGCTGAATCTTTGGGTGCGTAGTTTATATTCAATACCAGTCTAGCTTTATTGTTAGTACAAGTAGTACCAGTATGTTTTATATTAGAAGGGAATACAACTAATCTATTAGCAACACTTTCAACCTTTTCTCCAGTTTCAAATTTAGTATAACCATCATTTGTATTTAGGTAGAAGATAGCAGTCTTACTGGGAACAGGAATATCTATATGATACCCATGCTCTGTAACTGCAGATGTCCTAGGGTTTAAATTTAACTTAACTCTAAAGTGAACATCCATATCCATCTTGTCAAATAATGGCATCAAACAATTATAAAATATACAGTCTGGTAGTACCATATATGACAGCTGCCAGTTATCTATTGGGTCACCTATAAACTCTGTATCATGTACTACATCTTGGAAAGACCAAGGTATAAATTTAGGGTGATATATATTTATAATATTTTTAAATTCTTCTTCAGTTAAAAAATTGTCGGTTACAGTAATCATAATTGTACATGGTTGGCGGTTGGTTGTCTAGTCATAAGATCGAAAGCAATAGTTACTCTCTCCTTATCACCGTTATGAACACTTGTGAAGTGTGGTATATAGTTTGGGAATAGAGTTATCTTTCCTACTACGTTATGGCTTCGGTGTACGAAAGCTTCGTTTTCCGAGTCATCATCTAGTAATGGTACAAGGGCTGGATGAGTATAACCTGTATAGGTATCATCACACTGGACTGTAATATGTCCCCCTAGATAACAAGTTGGAGTTATGTCATGTAAATGAGTATAGATCTTCTGACCTTTATTCATTACATTATACCAACATTGAGTATAAAGTTTTATATAAGGTATAGCATTTTTCATATTCATATTTTCTAGCAGACAATTATGTAGCATACTAATATTTATTTTTAATTTATCAATTTCAGGATCTTCAAAATTAAAGATATTAAAATTAGTATGTCTAGCAGTAGTTGAATCTATACCTAAACCAGTACAACCATCATGAGTTGGTTCTAGTCTAAGGACTTCATCTTGTTTGCTTAATAAATACTTTGCTAAGTAACCAAAGTCTACTTCCTCTATAACTCCTTCTATGATTCTATAATCCCATTCGGGTGCAAACGGTGTTAGTTTAGGATCGCTTTTGAATCTATGGATTTTTATATCCTTCATCAGCATTTCCACCTACGTAGTGCCAACGCTTTACGGGTTGGTTTACCGTTCTTTCTCATTGGCCCTTTGACTCCTTTCATACGAGCACAAAAGGAACGCTTACGTGAACCTCCCCCAGGCTGTGGAGCCTTGAGTTTAGAGCCAGTTGCACGATTATATTTTGCTCTGCCTTTAGCAGTGAGACCGCCCTTGCGGGACTTCTCGCCTCTACCTATACTTAGGCTTACGCTTTTTTTTCTTGCCATGTTTACAAGGACATTTCTTTGCCATTACTTTTTCTTCAAGATCTTCTTGCGTACCGCTGCAGGTAGTTTAGACATACCTTTGCTCATACCTTTCTTAGAAGGTCTACCTTTCTTACTTCCGTAAGTACCCTTACCCATTGGCATTTTTAGTCTCCTATACTTTTAAGTTTGATGCGGATAGTTTTCTTAGAACATCATCTCTGAACGCTTCGTCAGTTTGATATTCTGGTTTGTTCATGTCTCTGACAACCTCTGCCATACTTCTGTAGTTTTCAGTAGATGACTCTTTACCAGTGACTATGCGGGAGTCTCTTCCCTGCGAATCTTCGTATTGTCCCATAAGTGCTTTGACTGCAAATTGTATAGCTGATTTATTGGCTGTAGCTAAGACATCATCGTAGTTCTTAGCATCTTCTTTTGTTAGATTGTTACTAGCCCATTCCATAAGAGCATCATAACCTTCCTCACCACCAGCTAAATTTTTTACTTCCTTAACTTCAGCCTCAGACAATATTGGTTCTGGCGTATCAGGGTTTAAACCAACCTCATTTCTTACACCATCTAAATAATTATCTACAACACTTTTACTTAAGCCAGCTTTCTGTAGCTGTTCATACATATCCTCAGATAACGTACCATTGTTCTCTTCAAAGTGTTTACTCATTGCAAACGGGTCAATGTCGTTGGACTTAAATAAGTCTCCTAGTTGTTCTCCATATAGTTCGTTTGCAGTATTATAATCTGGCTTACCATCTTCAGTATATAAATTATATTCTGGTTCTGCTTCTGCTTCTGTTTCTTCAGTTTGTGTTTCTGCAGGTGCATCACCTAATTTTTTTTGTAACTCATTATAAGCTGCTTCTAATTCATCAACACTTTTATACTTACCAGCAAGCATTTTATTTTGCTTTGCCATAAGTTCCTCACCGACCTTTAAAGATTCGGCTTCTGCTTCTGCAACAGCTTGAGCTGCTACAGGATCTTCGGAAGTGTCGTAGCGGATTGTTTCTGCCATAGTTATTGTTGTGGTGGTTGTGATTGTTGTAGGGCTGCTGCTATACCTTCAACTGCTTGTGGATTCTTAGAAGGATCCATTAAAGGTGTACCAGCCAACTGCCCAGCTTGGTCTGTTAGTGATTGCATCTGCTGTGCTTGCATAGCTTGTTGTTGCTCTGCGTTTCTTTCATCCATAGATTTAACAAGGTTGAGTATGTCAATACCTTGTGCAGCTGCAAGACGTTTAATAGCTTCATCAGCATTTACATACTGAGATAAAGCCTCTGGCCCCATAGTCTGTGCTATAGTAGTTATAAATTGTATTAGTGATTCTCTGTCTTGTCCTCTACCCAACGCATTTATACCTGCTACAATAGTAGGTTTAACTAGACCTGCAGGTACACTAGGTATCTTCTTAGCTCTAGTAAGTGTGTGCATAGTACGGTTGAGATAGGGTATTAGGAACTCCGTAGTTAACAAGCTGAAGAGTCCTCCAAGCTGTCTCTCTAGTTCCATCTGTGTCATCCTCACTTCCTCTGCTGTAGTGCGTTCTGACTGACGTACATTTAAGACAAGGAAAGCCTCAGCTACTCTTTTCTCTAACATGTTTATCATTTGATAAGCTGTCTGAAAGTCAGCAGTTTTACCTACTTGAACCACACCAACATCATCTGGTCTACCTTGTATGATAGCACCATTACCTGCATTTGCGAGGGACGCTGGTTTAGTCACACTAGAAGGTGACACAGTAAACACAACTTTAGCTGCTGCTGCACTGCCTTCAACGACAGCTTGCATTAATGCCTCTAAAGATTTTAAATCCCCAAGGAACTCTTCGACCCTGGAACGTCCATAATCTTCTCCGTCAACTGTGACGAAACGTAATGGGAGCCAAGGGCTTTTGTCTCTGGGTGCTTTACCTACACTATCTGGTAAGATTGTATCTTGTGCTTCTTGATGCCAACGCCAACCGTTGTCTGAAAGCTTGACACATGTATATACATCTACATCTTTAGTACCTTTATAATCACCTTTAGAATCATCGTTAACATTTTGGTCATCATCTACCTCTGGTAACCCTAGTAGTTTTTTACTAACTCTTTCTTTAGTTACTATTTCTACTACGTTACCATTACCATCTCTTTCAACTACATACCTGTTTAGAGGGTATACTTTCATACCTTCTTTACTCATAAATAATAAAGCATTACCTGTGACAACAAGGTGTTTTAAAGCTGCAAATATCTGTACTCTATCTGTGGAAGCTGCAATGCTATCCATAATCATACGTTCTATCTTTGCAAAACTTAAATCTAATTCACTCTTAGCTTCGGGTGGTATTTCCATACCTAGCTTTGAGTCATCTAGTTGTAGTTTAAAGAAACTGGTAGACGGAGGTAGGAGTCCTAGCATGAGTTTTGAACTCAGCGTGGTAACTCCTTTTGCTCCGACTGATTGCCAAGGTGTTTGAAAGCTCTCATACAGAGCATCACCTTCATTTCGCATTAGTAATGTGGGAATAGTTAGTTCCGCACATTCATAAGCAACGTTTAAAAATTGTTCACGGTGACTCGATAACTCTTGGTATCGTTGCCGTGCGTTCTTCATGGTGTGTAGTTTCCTGTGTTAGTACCTTGAGGTGTGTTAATACCTTTTAGTCCACCTGATGCTGGCTTCTTAGTTTGTAATTGAGTAGTACCTTTTTTAGCTGCAGTCTTAGCTACTTTCTTAGCTTTAACTTTAGCCTTCTTCTTGGTTCCATCTTCAGTTATAGGAGCTGGGGTAGGTGCTTCTGGTACTGGAGTAGGAGCCTGTTGTACAGGCATTGGGGGTGGAGGTGTGGTTGGTGGGGCTGGTGGTGGGGGTGGAGGGGTACTGCTTCTGCCTCCTCCAAAGAGATTTCCTATACACATAATTATTCTCCTTTAATTTTATTCTTTAGTAATCGAATTATTGATAGTTGACCAGCCCTATAAGATATTGCTTTCTCTGATAGGTTGTGGTCTGGGAACTTATCTGGAAACTGCTGGTCGAGTTCATCTATGATCTTCTCGATACGTCCCCAGTCAAGAGTACTGTGGTAAGTTGGTGTTTGCATGTTCAAAAAAGGCGGGCATCCGAGCTCGCTTAGTGTCAGAAAGTTCTGGGGCTTTACCCTCATACATGAGACGATCACTAGAATCAATCCAAAATTTTCTGTTTAAATATTTGTTAGTTGCTGTAGTCTTTAATGGTTCAAAGATCCAATTAATTGTAGCTTTCCTAAGTTTATCCAAAGAAGGACTAGGGCGTAAGCCCATGTCAGCACATACAAGACTATTGCAAGCAACGTGTATTTGTTCATCTCTGGAGATGTCAGCCGATACTGTCCTAAGAGCAGCATCGCCACAAAACCTATTGAAAGGTAGAATAACAAAGAATACTGCACGTTCTGCTACTAATGCTTTAAGTATAGTGTGGTCGGGGTGAGCTATCCACGCATCACGTAGTAGCTTTGCCTCTCTCTCAGCCTTGTCATCGAGCCCGTGGGCATCGGCAACATAGCTAAGAGCAAGGTCATGTCTCTCCTCATCTTTTACGTTTGATTCGAGAAGTGTTCTAGCAATATCGGGAACCTCTTTGCTAAGGGTTTCCGTAATAAAGGCACCAACAGGTAACTCCATATGCCGTATTGCAAGAGCACGGTAGATGGCTTCTTCACTACCATCAAGGAGGGCTCCCTTTGTTGGCTTAACGGGAGTCCACTTTCTTTTCCTGTGTAATAACTTATCATAAGGGTTCATTCTTCACAACCTATGCACTTAATTGGTTCGAGTATACCGCTTAAGTAGGCATCAACATCCTCTTCATCGAGTGCAGCATATGCACTTGACTTATCTTGAGTATCTCCCATAACTTGAAGCGAGTAGTATAAAGATGTTTGAGGACTATCTAACCACTCTTTGATAAACGCTTCATCATAGGTCACAACATCTGACCATGAGTTAAATGAGTATCCGTGTAGTAGTCCAGTCTTATGGAGCATTGTCATAATGCCGTCTGCTACACGCTTGTATGCGTCCCAGCCAACCTCTGAGGCGATCTCCACATCGCCATAGTCGTATGATGTTACTCCAAACGTACCGCTGTCACGGTCTACGCTTCGAGATATAGGTGGTGCAATTTCAGGACAGGC